CATTTAATTACCAATTAATACCCACAAATAGGATTACGACCGGATGGAGCTGGTCGATGAATTGTCCCTAAATCTTCTAAATCATCTGGAGGCGGGGTATCCATTACTTCTTGTCCAGACATTATTAAATATCGTGTTGCATCCATTAAATGATCATTTTTCTTAACTATTTTTCCATTTTTATCTTTTCGATAAATGCGGAATTCAGCTAACCAATTTAATAAATGAGGAAATATTTTTAATCTTCCCGAACTCAATCGTTGATAGACTTCTAATAAACCTGGTTCTACTGCATTATTTGCTTTAGATAGGTTTAATCCCAATCTCTCATAGATTGTCAATAATTCTGTTCCACCGGCTTCAGAACGTCTATCACTATTTGGATCAATAACGCCGGATAACCAAAATCCCCGAGCTTTAATTCCATCGGCATGAATAGAAGGTTCAGCATAACCTTTATAATATTCACTATAAAGATACCAACAATCTTCTTTAGGATTATATGCACCAAATATACCCGCAGTCTTTTTCCAACCAACATCCATTCCATATGCTCTTGGCCATTTATCCGGTATAGAGAATACAGGACTTATAATATCTTCTTCACAAATAGGATAAATAGCACCAGATCCTAATTGAGGTATCCCTTTAGTTCTTGCATCTCGTTCATATGGAAGATATGAAGCTAATAATTCTTCTTTAGCTTCTTTAGTTAAAGCGGGATTATCTTCCCATGTAAGGTTACATACCCATTTCGTCATAGTTGTTTTTTTAAATCCATATAGATCTTATCGAGATTCAATATATCAAAATCATTTATTACTATTGATTCGTTTGTTATTAAATCCTCAATTTTTAAATCTATTCGTGATGGAGATAACGGAATACCTATACTATCGTAAGATTGCTCTATTAAACTATATCTTAAATGAGATACTAATTTACTTAAATCAGTCATGTTTTTTTAAATCTCTTTCATATGCAGCTAATAACTCTTCTAAATAAAGAATTTGTGCTTTATTTTTAGCATTTGCGTATGGCATTCTAATTAATCTATAAATTTCAGCAGATAAAAGACGTATACTATTTTCAACAGCATACCCTCTTTGAGTCTCTTTCTGTTGTTGATAAATTAATCTAGTCATTAGATTGTTCCGTAGTTCCCATTCCACCTAAAGGAAATCTACCATTAGGTAAAAAACTTAGTACAACTTCCGACAAACCTTCTAATGGAGTAAATGTACAGATAATTAATCCATTAGTTGTCATAGTACGAGTAAGGCATTCAGTATAAATTGAGGGTTGATCTGGCTCTTCATCTAAATGAACAACATCTATAGATGTACCCATAAATGCCTCTACTCCTTGAACATATGATTTAAAACTGATAGTACTTAAACCATCGAATTTTCCATTTGTATGATGTCTTATATATGCGTCTTGAATAGCATCTGGAATACCTGGCTTAGATGTTACTCTTTCAATGTCTATCTTAGGTATCATTCCGGTACCTAAGTCATACCTACTTCCTAGTAAATAGTTTTGCAAAATATCTCTAGTGGTATCATGCGTCTTACCAACAACCCAAATTTTTACCGGATGATCAAATCTTTTACCTTCCCACCAATCGGGATAACGTCCATTTGCATGGTAACTGATTTCCGTATCAGCAGTAAAAGTCTTACCTGTACGATTACCTGCTATTAATGCTCTTTCTCTATAAAACGCACCAGCTTTAAAAAAAGCTAGTTGTTTAGGAAATTTAGATCTAGGTAATAAACCGTCCTTTGGAAATAAAAATTCTTGTTTACTATATTTCTTTCTTTCATCTAAGACATGTAATGATTCAGCTAAGCGTTTTAATTCATCATTAGATAGCTTATTCAGATCCACTTGATTTTATCTCAACTGCTTCAACATTAATTACATCTTTATGAATCTCTAAAAGACTTTGAACATCTTTAATAAGACTCTCTCTAGACATTTGGTTTAATACATTCATATTCCCTATTGATATATTAGTCGTCCCTTGTTGTTCAAGCTGAGTATTTTTAGCCCACTTAAACTTATTATTCATAAATGCAATCCAAGCATTAAAACTAAATCCCTTAATCTCTCCCTTCATTCCTTTCATACCCCATTCAGTCCACCATGCTTCACATTTCGGTAAACCGATTTCATAAGCGTCTTTAAATTCAGATTTCTCATTAATCCATCTATAAAATGTATCCCGACTAATATCCCATAAAGCACAGACTTGATAATCTAATTTACCATCGGCCATTAATTGAACTAATTTTGTTGGCATATTAGTTTGATATTTCATATTCGAGATTCGCGAATTAAAAACATCATTTCTTTATAAGAACATCAATAATACGATCAACTTTCTCTTGGCTTAATGTTAAATTTTCTTTAATTGATGCTAAATTTTGATGAAGCGACTCTAATCTATCATCAACTATCTGTCTTACCTCTTGTTCTGTGACTTTCATTTGAATTTCAGTTCGTAACATCTTAATATCTCCCACAATATCTCGAAAGATATAAAGAATTAATCCTGAAATTAATGATAGTGCTCCATAACCTGCTAAATATTCGTAATTCATTCATAATAGCTCTTATTTTTTATTTACTTTTTGAACTTTTTCATAAGTACGCATACCAGACAATCCAAGCATACCAAATAACACAGTAGACATTGTACTTAAATCAAAAGTTGGTAATGTAATAGGATGATTCGTAGCGGATGCAATAAACAGTAAAATTGGCTGTATAACAAATTGCCAAGCAAATGATAAAGAACAAACCCAACCTATTGAAGGTCTCCATCCAGAAATAAAAAGATTATCACTCTGTGCCTCATTCGCATCTATATCTGCTTGATGAGTTAATATTGCTGTAAGATTTGTATCTTCTTGTAATGCTACTTGTAATTCGGCCTTCTCTTGTTCTGTCTTATCTGGCCAAACTCGACTTATAATTGATGTTATTAAATCTATCCCTGATGTTATTGGATCAATAGACATATTACCTCTTACCTGCTATAAAGGGTAAATAATAAATTACCCACTATAACGGGTAATCTTACTTACCTACCAGTCTGTAAATCTCGTTTTACAGTGCCGAGATGCTGGATCACCTCCGGTCGCTACTCTCTAACGGCGATTATTTGTTAGAGGCTAGATGTTCCTGTAATAACTTTAAATCTTCCTTTGAATTAGGTTCTAAATATGTAGTCTTAGAACCATTCTTAAAAACTATATTTATTAAATTCAATTGATCTTTATTATAATAATTAACTGTTATAACTGTTTCGGGTATTTTAGTTAATCTCATTTCTTTTTAGATTTTTTAGATTTATTATATTCTGAGGAATGCTTAGCATACGAATAGGCTACAGCTACAGCTTGATCTTGTTTATAACCAGATCGTACTAACTCAGCTATATTTTCTGAAATTACTTTCTTTGATTTACCAGTCTTTAAGGGCATAGAGATTATCGTTTTTCTATTATCTGAGTTATTAAGAAATACTTAATAACTGAATTTTAACTAACATATTGAATTGGGGCAGGTCTTATAAGCCATACTGAAGAGATAGACTTTTTCACTATCTGCCAAGCGTCATAGAGTTATCTCACTTAAGAGGCCTATTCTTGGATTCTCGCCGTGGTAGGTTACCTAGCACCTTGCCAGCTATGCCTATTACCGTCTAGTATGCGGTTACCCCAAACTGGTGGCTCCGACACTCTATTTGCTATGCTGGTTAGAGTCAGACCTTAAGGAACCATTTAATAAAAATCCTCTTAGAAAAATAAAGAAAAGTCTAAAAGGTCAAATAATGGGGGCTGTTATTATTGAGGAGCCCCATATCCCCTTATATCGTAGCTTTGCACTAACGGTTCTTATAATATCGATTTAAACGTAGGATCACAACTTACAGGGAATTGATCATACTTTTTGGCCAATTCATTAAATTGTTTTGAAGTTAAATGATTGACTCTCTTTGTAAACACCCAGTATTTGCGTAGATAATTAAACAATATTATACTGACTTGAACTTTTTTTGTGTAATGATCTTGATTTATAATACAGTCATGAGATACACTAATAATCAAGTCAATTATCGAGGGTATTTTAAATTGCATATATACTCACATAAGCTAATTATTAAATATAATTGGCTCACCTTTACACCATGAGCCTTTGTGCATCCCGTCCACCCCATTTTATGACTTCTCGGTGAGATATTTTTAGGATGAAAATCATTAATTATAGCTCGATAGTTCCATTATCGATATCTATCCCTAGTCCCCTATACTCCATATATTAAAATCTTACTACGGGGCTGTATTGCTGTTTAAATTAATACTGCTTTTTATCTTTATTAGTTTTAAAGGCTTCTGCTTGTGCTGTACGTTTAGATACACCTTTAGCAAGCTCTCTTTCTAGTGCATCTAGTTCCGGTTTAGAGCAGTTATCGGATTCACCTTCATCTTTTTTATATTCGTTTGTCATAATATTCTCAAATAAATCAAGTATTTAGTTAATTCTTATAAATTTTAATAATCGTATAAAGGAAGTACAGGTACCCATTCCTATTGAATCTACAACGGTTTCTTTCCCCACCACCCTACGATCTACCATGAATTGCCAAAGAGGGCGTACCATCATTTATTTATGTGTTTGAAACCAGTATATCACAGTTTAGCTATCATTGTCGAGAGATATTGACGAACATGTCGTTAAATCTATATGAATATTGTGTATTGTATGGAGGGATTGTATATACTTTTAATAGTTCTTTAATCATTAATAGTTAGTTAATCTCTATTCCTTACTTACATTCTTATCTATACGCGTTGTAGTAAGCTTAGGAGTTCCACCTCTGACCTTACCAACTACAAGACTAATAACACGCTTCATAGGCTCGAGACAAGATACACACGGATCACAAGCAATATCAATTCGATCATCCGAAATAGATCTTAACTCTTCTTTAACTCTCTTACAACGAGGACATTCATATTCATAAATAGGCATCTTTATTTACCGTGTAAGATTTATAACTATACATAAGTATAACATATGAATTATGCTTTGTCAAGTTTTTTAATAGATTTATTTTTTATTTCAATAAGTTCATCATTACAATATATAATATGATTTAATACTTCTGTAACATCATACTTAGAATCATCAATCTGTTTTATTAAATATAACAAACACTTATGACAAGTTGGACATTTATTTTCATTATGAAGCATAACAATTTCTACTTAATTTTAACCATAGTACCACCAGCAATGTGATATTACAGCTAAATAATATCTCTTGTGACCTATTGCCAGTAAACGACAATTCCATGTATATACTCCTAGTACATTCCATATGTAATAATTAACATAGTCTGTAAATATTGACATCTATAACATAACATTCAATCTAATATTCTATTATTACAGTAAGATATTCTTATCAGATATGCTATATCGTTAGCATGAGACGGATAGATTGTATTTATACTATTCAATCAATAGTAAAAACTCTTAGACCTTAGTTTAACCAGCTAAGGCTGGGATTGCTTTATCTGCTCCAATGACAATCAACATTCTTCATAATCTTTACAGTAGCTATCTGTATGAATTACCTTCTAAACTCCTGTAACTCTAAGCACGAATAGTCTTGACTTCCTTACAATCTTGTACTATTATTATCACATAATCTGTTTAGATATCCTTATCAATACCCTGGTGGTTAACGGTACAATATCTTACAAGATAAGTATAACACATAATATAGGTTTTGTCAAGTCTAGAGGTAATATATGTTTAATAATAAGTTTAATAGTGATTTAGAAGGAAGAATTGAATTATTAGAATCAGAGGTAAAGAATTTAGTAAGTAGTCAATTAAATATACGTAAAGATCACAAAAATTATTGTAATGCTCTTGAGACTTTATTAAAAGTACGTCAAGTTTATATTGAAGATGACGTATTTAATAGTGGGCTGTATCTTATTAAAAATAATAGAAAATTACCGTAATGTTATATAAATACTGTGATGAGTGTAATAAGCATACAGAACATAGAGTAAAGATAAATAGATGTATTTATTGTATGAATAAAGATAAACCTAAACAAGTTAATAAATATCAGTTATTAGCATTATATACACTATTAAACTTAAATAAAGAGGATATATGATCTTATTAATATTATTATTACTTATCGTTAATCTATTAATTTTATTAGCAGTATATACATTATCAAATTTAAATAAAGAGGATATATGATCTTATTAATATTATTACTTACTGTTAATCTATTAATTTCATTAGGATTCAGTACGCTTTATTTATTAAGTTGTGATTGTACTGAAGATAAAAGGTCGTAAAGTAAAAATAGAATTAGAGAACGTATCTTATGATCATGATTATTGGTGTGATTGTTATGTATCAAGTGCATATGATATCGAATTACAGAAAGATTTACCTGAAGAAGAATTAGAACAGATGTCAGATTCAATAGACAAAATTGACTGGATAATGGACTATTTATATTGAGGTGATTTATGTTAACACAGGCAGTATATAAAGCTTCTTTTTATCAGAATATGATGGATTTA